AAAAATGCCAGGAATTGCAAGAAAAGATGAAGACTCTGCCGGCGGATTAGCAATTCAAGGCAGTGAAAATGTTTTTGTAAATGGATTTAGCGCCGTAAGAATAGGAGATTCAATTCAAGGTCATGGAGTATCACCACACTCTTCGCCTGTGATGTCAGAGGGCTCAGATAACGTATTTGTAAATAGTATAGGAGTTTGTAGAGAAGGAGATGCTGCTTCTTGTGGTCATACTATTACAGGTTCTTCAAATGTTTCTGCAAATTAATATAAATATAATCATATGCCAAATTACGATGCCGGTTCTTTAAATAAAAGTAAAAGAGCCACAGTTAAATATAAAGATTTAGATTTAGATTTTGGTCGTAATGTGATTACTAATGATGTAAATAAATTAACAGATATAGAAGCTGTTAAAAGAAGTGTAAGAAATTTAGTTAATACATCACACTTTGAAAGGCCTTTTCATCCTGAAATAGGTTCAGGTATAAGAGCGATGTTATTTGAACCAATTACACCAATGACTGCATTGATGTTACAAAGACGTGTGCAGGAAGTTTTGGTAAATTTTGAACCTCGTATAAGATTAGTTCAAATTGTAGCTAATCCAAATATTGATAGTAATGCTTATGATTTAAGAATATATTTTTATGTTGTAGGTTCAAATGAATTAATAGAAGTACAATCATTTTTAGAAAGACTAAGATAAAATGGCAAGTAGTAAATTAGAAGTAGCAGATTTTGATTTTGACTTAGTTAAAGCCAATTTAAAAACATTTTTACAAAGTCAATCAGAATTTCAAGATTATAATTTTGAAGGCTCAGGTTTTGCCATACTCTTAGACATACTTGCTTACAATACTCACTATCTAGGTTTTAATGCTAATATGTTAGCAAATGAAATGTACTTAGACAGTGCTGACATAAGAAAAAATATTGTATCGTTAGCAAAAATGTTAGGCTACACACCATCTTCTGTAAGATCGCCGTTTGCCAGTTTAGATATTCAAGTTAACGACGCAACAGGTTCAACTTTAACTTTAAATAAAGGTACAGTTTTTACAACAAGCGTAAATGGCGTATCTTATCAATACGTAACAAATGAAGATTATATAATCACACCAACAAACGGAGTATTTCTTTTTTCTGATGTAGAAGTTTACGAAGGCACTTTAACCACGTTTAGATACACGGTAGATACAAATGATCCTGATCAAAAATTTATTATACAAAGTGAATTTGCAGATACTACTACATTAAAAGTTTCAGTTCAAAATAGTTCTAATGATACAACAACAAATATATATTCTTTAGCAGGTGGTTATAATAAAGTAACAGATATTTCAAAAGTATATTTTTTACAAGAAATAGAAGATGGTAAATTTGAAGTTTATTTTGGTGATGGTGTTATAGGTGCAGCTTTACAAAATGGTAATATTGTTATATTAGAATACATCGTTACAAATATGGATGAATCAAACGGAGCTTCTACATTCACAATAGCAACAACAATAAGTGGGTTTTCAGATATATCTATTACAACAAATTCTGTTTCACAAGGAGGGACAACTGCTGAATCAAAAGAGTCTATTCGTTTTAATGCACCTTTTAGTTATTCGGCTCAAAATCGTGCTGTTACAACTTCTGATTATGAAACTCTTGTAAAATCAATTTATCCTAATGCACAATCGGTTAGTGCTTGGGGTGGTGAAGATGATGAAACGCCTGTATATGGCACAGTAAAAATTGCAATCAAAGCGGCAAGCGGCTCAACACTTACAAATTCTACAAAACAAAATATAATTACAGCTTTAAAACCTTATAACGTAGCTTCAGTAAGGCCAGAAATAGTAGATCCTGAAACAACTTCTGTATTAATTACAAGTGTGGTTAAATATGATTCAAGATTAACTACCAAATCAGTTGATACTTTAGAAGCAAATATATTAACAACTTTAACAAATTATAATGCTGATACGTTACAAAAATTTGATGGTGTTTTTAGATATTCAAAAGTAGTAAGTTTAATAGATGATACAGATACAAGTATAGTATCAAATATAACAACGATTAAAATAAGAAAGACATTTACGCCAACACTGAATAGTTCATTACGATACGATATATATTTTAGAAACGCTATATTTAATCCAGTATCTGGTTTTAATGCTGTAAATGGTGGTGTTTTAGAATCTTCAGGATTTAAAGTCAGTGGTGATACAACAAATATATTTTTTTTAGACGATGATGGTGCAGAAAATGTAAGAAGATATAGATTAGTAGGCGGTGTAAGGACTTATGTAAATAATACACAAGGCACAATTAATTATACAACAGGCCAAATTACATTAACATCTTTAAATATTACAAATGTAGAGGATATAAGAGGTAAAGATTCTAATTCTATTGAATTGACAGTTAAACCAAGTTCAAACGACATTGTGCCTGTAAGAGATCAAATTATAGAAATAGATATTGAAAATTCTGTCGTTACGGTGCAAATAGATACTTTTATAGGTGGTTCGGCTGACGCAGGAGTGGGTTACACAACAAATAATAGCTATTAATAATTATGGCTACATTTAAAGATAAAATTTCAAGTCTTATAGGTTCACAAGTACCTGATTTTGTACTTGATGATCATCCTAAATTTCTACAATTTTTAAAAACATATTACACATTTATGGAGGCTGCTGAATTATCAGTGACTTCTGTACAAACAACAGATGGTATACAATTAGAAACAGAGACAGATCAAGATAATAAATTAATTTTAAATGGTTCTCGTATAGATTCAGATATAACTCCTTTAGATGAAGGAGATAAAATACTTTTAGAAAGTTCAACTATTGGTAAATTTACGAGAGGTGAAACTATACAAGGCCAAACATCAAAAGCAACATCAACTATATTCACAGAAGATTTAGATAACAATAGATTATTTATAGTATCACAAGATAAATTTATCATGGGTGAAACTATTTTAGGATTATCTTCTAACGCAAGCGCTGTCGTAAATAATTACAGACCTAATCCTGTAAACAACATTCAAGAGTTGTTAAATTTTAGAGACCCTGATAAAGTTATATCAAATTTTTTATATCAATTTAGAAAAGAATTAATAACGACTCTAACTGATAATTTAAATGTAAATGTAAATAAAAGAAATTTAATTAAAAATATTAAGTCTTTATACCAATCAAAAGGCACATATGAGGGTAATAAAATATTTTTTAGATTATTATTTAATGAAAATTCTGAAACAATTTTACCAAGAGAACAAATTTTAAGAGTATCTGATGGTAAATTTACAACTAAAAAACTTATAAGATGTATAGAAACACAAGGTGATAATAATAATTTAATAGGAAGAACAATTACAGGACAAACTTCTGATGCTACAGCAATTATAGAAGATGTAATTAAATTTATTATAGGTGGCCATCTTATAAGTGAATTAACTTTAAATGACGATAGTTTATCAGGAACTTTTCAAGTAGGTGAAGAAATAAGAGGCACAGCAACTGATGATGATGATTTTATTATTAAATCAGAAATTACAGGTATACCTGTTTCTTACGATATTACAAATCAAGGCTCTTTATATGAAAACGAAGACACTGTTCAAATAACAGGTGGCGGTTTTGGTGCTATAATACAAACAGATTCTATTTCTTCTGGATCTCTTTCAGAAATTATAATAGATAATGCAGGTGTAGGATACACAATAGGTGATGATTTAGTTTTTAATAATACGAATACTAACGGTGCAGGCGCAGCTGGTTTTATTAAAATTGTAAATGGTGGTATAAGTAATGAAGATAATTCTGGCGATAGAATAATTTTAGAAGATCAAACAACATCAGGTGATACATATTCTGGAAATGTAATAGTACAAGAATCAGGAACAGGTGTAGCCGATATTACAGATATATTTTTATATAATTTTGGTTCAGGTTATACAAAACTTCCAACTGTGTCTATTTCGACCGTAACAGGTTTAAATGGTACTTTAAAAGCGTTTGGTTCTGATATAGGTAAAATACGAGAATTAAAAATTATTGATGCTGGTGCAGAACATGAAAATAGCCCCACACCACCTACATTAAAATTTAAAACAAAATTAATTGTCATACAAAGAACAGGCACTTTTGTAGCAGACGAAACAATTACAAGTAGCACAGGAGCTACAGCTACAGTTGTAAGTTTTAATGCAAATATTGGTTTTTTGAATTTGAAAGATGTTGTAGGAACATTTACAGTAAATTCAATTATAACAGGATCCTTAAGTGGAGCCACAGCTAAAATTAAAAAATCTATTACAGCAACAGCTAACGTGACAATAGGTGCTTTAAGAGATAGTGATGGTGTTTATATAAATGAAGACGGTCAAATTTCAGAGTTTACAATGAAAATTCAGGATAGTTTACTTTACCAAGATTTTTCTTATTTAATACAAGTTTCACGTTCTATAAATGAGTGGCGAGATGACTATAAAAAAACTATGCACACGGCAGGTTTTTATTTTGCTAACAGATTAAACATAGAATCTCAATTAGATTTACAAGTAAGAGCTCCTGTCGTAGGTGAAATATCACAAATATCAGAATCACCTATATTCTCAATCTTAAATACTTTATTCCTTACAATATTTGGTAGAAGACTAGGTACAGAAACAGATGGTACAAGCGTTAGAGCTAATCCTTCATTAGGAGCAAGTGGTGATTTGGATACTTCAACTATTTCTCCTTTTTTAAACACAACAAGAGATGTTACATTTTTTAATGAAGGTATTAATCTTTCATTATTATCAAGAGTTAGAGGAGTTTTCAATGGCGTAACAATTGCTCAAGGATTCAGTTATGCTGGCCCACGTTATGGTACAATTAATAGAGAAGCTTTAAGAGCATTTGTTAGACAAGCAGATACACATTATACAATTGCTGAATTAAGTTCAAACGTTACTTTTGGCACACGTTCGTCTTTAGATGGACAAGACAACACATTTTTATTTTGTTCTACTGATTTAGGCAGATTAATTAAAACAAAATTAACAATACCTTGTGAAGTTTTTATTACTGTATCTAGCAATTCATTTGATAATACTTCTGTCAGGTTCGACCAAACAATAGATTATTCTGGCGCTGGTATAACTTTTGATGACACAACACCTTAAAATGATTATAAATATAGAAAAAGATTAATTCATGGCTAAACAAACAATTAATATTGGTGCAGCAGCAAACGACGGAACGGGTTCAAATCTACGTACCGGCGGTCAAATTGTCAATGCTAACTTTACAGAATTATATACAGCATTAGGTGATGGTACAAATATTACTTTAACTGCCACACCAACGCAATTAAATTTATTATCAGGCTTATCATCTTTATCTTTAAATATAAGAGATGATGCTTCATCTGTAATTTCAATTGCACCTAATGGCACTTTAAAATTAAAAAGTAATGATGGCATAACAACAACTGTAAGTGGGGGCGACACAGTTACCATTAGTTTAGACAGTAATGTTTTAACTGAAACATCTACAGATACTTTAACAAATAAATCTATTTCTTTATCAACAAATACAATTACTGGTACATTAGCAGAATTTAATACAGCTTTATCAGGTGATAATTTTGTATCTCTTACTGGTTCAGAAACACTTACAAATAAAACAGTAAATTTATCAAGCAATACATTGTCAGGCACAACTGCTGAATTCAATACTGCTTTAATTGACGGTGACTTTGCTACATTAGCTGGCGCTGAAACATTAACAAATAAAACATTAACAACACCGATTATATCTACAATATCAAACACTGGTTCATTAACTTTACCTACTTCAACAGATACATTGGTAGGCCGTGCTACAACAGATACATTAACAAACAAAACTATAAATCTATCAAGTAATACTTTAATAGGCTCAACAGCACAATTTAATACTGCTTTAAATGACGGTGACTTTGCTACATTAGCTGGCGCTGAAACATTAACAAATAAAACAATTGATTTAACAAGTAATAGTTTAGCTGGTACAACAGCACAATTTAATACAGCTTTAAGTGATGGAGATTTTGCCACTTTAGCAGGTGCAGAAACGCTTACAAATAAAACTATTAGTGGTTCAAGTAATACTTTATCAAATATTGCTAATGCTTCTTTAACAAATTCATCAATTACTTTAGGATCGACCTCAACGTCATTAGGTAGTACCTCAACTTCTATAGCTGGCCTTTCTTTAACAGGTTCTACAAATACTATTGATTTAACAAGTTCAGGAAATAAATTAAGATTTAATTTTGCAAATATTGGTTCATTACCTAACAATACAACATATGCCGGTATGTTTGCTACAACAACAGGTTCAGCAAAAGCATACTTTGCTGACTCTGGTTCTTGGAACGAAATACTTTCAGAAAACTCTAGTATAAAAGATTTATCAGATGTGGCTGGTACATCACCTACAAATGGCCAAGTTTTAATTTTTAATAGTGCAACAAGCCGATACGAGCCAGGTTCAATAGGCGGCGGCGGTGGCGGTGGTGGCGCTGGTACAGTTACATCTATTACAGCAGGTACAGGCCTTTCAGGCGGTACAATTACATCATCAGGAACAATTGCTTTACAAAATGATATACCTCAAAACCTTTACATAGACATATATGGTGCAAAATATAATGCTGACGCTGGAAATACTTACCATACGATTGTGGTAACTGTTGATACTAAAACAACTGCACACATAGCTTATGGAGTAGGTTCAGCATATGGTTATGTTTTAGATGGCGTTGAAAGTCCTTTTTTAAATTTAAAAGTAGGAAACACATATAGATTTGATCAGTCAGCAGCATCAAATTCAACACATCCATTATTATTTTATTATGATGTAAATAAAACAACACAATATTCTACAGGAGTAACAACAAGTGGAACACCAGGCAGTGCTGGCGCTTACACTCAAATAGTTGTGTCTGAAACAACGCCAAATATATTATTTTATCAGTGTTCAGCACATGCAAATATGGGTAGTAGAGCTGATTTAGATACTTCTAATTTTATAGATCCTACTTTTACAAGCACTACCGGAACAACTATAAGTTCTGCTTCAAGTATTGTAACATTAACAGGCACACAAACATTAACAAATAAAACCTTAACAACGCCGGTTATATCTACAATCAGCAATACAGGTACTTTAACATTACCTACCTCAACAGATACATTAGTAGGCCGTGCTACAACTGATACATTAACAAATAAAACGTTAACAACGCCGGTTATATCTACAATCAGCAATACAGGTACTTTAACATTACCAACTTCTACTGATACTTTAGTTGGCCGTGCTACAACTGATACATTAACAAATAAAACAATTAGTTTAACAAGTAACACATTAACAGCTACTTCTGCTCAATTAGCTACAGCAATTTCAGATGAAACAGGTACAGGTTCATTAGTATTTGCTAATTCTCCTACATTAATTACACCTAATTTAGGAACACCATCTGCTTTAACATTAACAAATGCCA